CGCATCTTAGACAAACGACAATGAGCTCCTATTCAGAAAAACATGGCTGGCTGAACACGTTGCAGACCATTATCAGCGGTTTATCGGTTGCGGGCCTGGTTTGGTTGGGCAACACCGTGATTTGTCACGGCAAAAACCTTGCCGAGCACGGCGTTCAAATCCAGAACACCAGCTACCGTTTGAGCGCGATTGAATCGCGGGGCATCGGTGCGCTGGCTGATTATGCCGCCGTTGCCAACAAACGACTGGACAAACTTGAGGCCACGGTGCAATCCCTTCAGGATATGCGCGTGGACGTGCAAACCATTCTCGTTCATATCGAGAACATGCGGCAGGCTCAGGCCCGCATGGAAAAGGCCCTTGAACAACGACACCCATGAACGCTCTTTGCCCTACCACAATCTTTTCAGCCTGTTTGCTGTTAACGGTCTTTGCGGTTGGGCTGTTGCTCGGTATGCGCCAGTCCATGCCGGATGACCAATCTAACCCCGACTGGCAATTCGAGGATGAACTAATGGCTAAACTTAGTGACCTGCAAAATGAACTGGAAGCGGTGAACGCGCAACTCAGCAAGGCGATTGGCGAAATCAATGGAAAGATTGATGAGCTAACCGACGCGCTGGACAACGTTGACCTGCCCGAGGAAGCCGAAACCGCTCTGGCCGAACTCAAGGCCAAGGCGCAGGCTCTGGACGACATCGTTCCCGACGCCGAACCCGAGGAACCGGAAGAACCCGAGGAGGAATGACCATGCGCCTGTGCCTGACTTTGTTCGGGCTGGCCTTCATCGGCAGCGGTTGTCTCATGGTGCCCAAGACTACCATCAGCGGCACTCTTGGCGGACAACCGTTTGCCTTGTCCAGTCCCAAGGATTCGACCTTGCAAGGGCTTGACCTCTCCGCCGACCCAGCCGGAAAGATGCACCTTCGCATTGAAAAGCTCGATGTGAAGATGAACCCGGATGTGGTCAGCATGAGCGGCAAGGCGCAGGTGGACATCATTAACGCCATCTCGGATGCGGTAGCCTCCGCCGCTGGCAAAGCCGCCGGAACCGCCGCTGCCACCGCCGTCACACCCTAACATCCCCCGCACGCCATGAGCTTGATGAACATTGCCGAGCAGAAGCCCTACTTTGGCGCCAACTACGACGTAGGCTACATCGGGTTCACCGTGACCAAGGCGAGCTTTGTCTCCGCCGGCATCAGTTGGTTCACCAAATGGGATGCCCTTCCCAAGGTGCCGCGCCCGACGCATTGCTTTATTGTCACCGGCGCGGATGAAACGGTTGAGGCGTTCCCACATGGCGTTGCGCGGGGCAATCTATCATCGAAACTGGCCGACAAGGACGTTGCCGTCCTGATTCGACGCCCACGCTACTACAACACGGACATGGGCGAGCGCATCGCCCTGCACGCGGCGGAGTATGTAGGCGAGAAATACGGCTATTGGCTGGTGGCCATGCACGCCGTAGCCGGTTCCATCGTGGGCCGGCTGTTCAGCACCCTGACCCGAGGCTGGTTCGAGCGGTTGGTCACGTCCATTGGCGACAAGAAACAACAGCAGATGTGCTCTGAACTGTGCGCCCGCGTCCTGCAAATGGAGCCGCAACTCGAATTACTCGGCATCCTGCAAGACCCGGCCCGTACTATCACGCCCATCGAATTGTTCACTGACCCTTATTGCTTCGAGCCGCCTGAATACGCGGTGAAGCTGACCGGCGAGATTCAATCGTCAAAGTCCTGACACCTTTTTGCGCCACAGCATTGAACGGCGGGGAGAAATCCGCCGAGCCTCCGGTGGGTAACAAGGCTGCTGTGGCGTTTTTAATTTATGGTTGACGAAACCGCAACCCCGATTATTCTTAGACCAAACCCGAATGAGCGAACCAGCTAAAACCGCCAAAGATGCCCTCACCAAGGCCGCCGTCGGCAAGCGCATCGAACTCACCCAGGTCAAGCTGCCCATCTTTGCCCTGTGCCGCAAGCTGCAAGACCGGAGCCACAAATACAAGCGGCCCTTCTTCTCACCGCACCAACTCAAGACCCTGCTCCAGTGCATCGCGGATGGAACCCCGCAAGACCATGCCTGCCGCGTGGCCGGTATCACCAAGGCATCGTTCTACCAGTGGCGGAAGGCCAGCGTTGAGTTTGATGAAATCATTGAGATTGCCAAGGCCAACGGCATCGCCAAACGCCTCGGTATCATTCGGGACGCTTCTTCGCGGGATTGGCGGGCGGCGGCGTGGATGCTCGAACGCTGCCACCCCGCTCTGTTCGGCCCCGGCAAACAGAGTGTCGAAGTGTCCAACAAAGGCAACCCACTTGCCAACATGGTCGCCGTTGTCCTGCCCAAGAAAACCGATTCATTAACCCATGCAAACGAAGTACGAGAGATTACAGAGAGGGCTGAAAGCCAAACGGACACCAACGGAGATTCGGCCTCAACCGGGGCCACAGACGAGCTTTCTCCAATCGAAAGCTGACATCGCCATCTTTGGCGGTGCCGCCGGCGGAGGCAAGTCCTACGCCCTGTTGCTCGAACCGTTCTATCACGTCACCAACCCCAAGTTCCGGTGCGTGGTGTTCCGCCGAACCGTCCCCATGATACGCCAGCCCGGCGGGTTATGGGACAGCAGCCGTGAGATTTATACCCGCCTCCGCGCCGAGGCCCGCGAGCAAACCCTTGAATGGCGGTTCCAATCCGGCGCCCTCATCAAGTTCGCCGGACTCGAACTCGAAGCCGACGCCTACGGCTGGCAGGGGAGCGAAATCGCCCTGCTCTGCTTCGATGAACTCACCCAGTTCACCGAACGCCAATTCTTCTACCTGCTGTCCCGCAACCGCTCCACCTGCGGCATCAAACCCTACGTCCGGGCCACCACTAACCCGGACTCGGATTCATGGCTCCGCTACTTCATCGAGTGGTGGCTTGACCCCGTCACCGGCCTGCCCATCCCCGAACGCGCCGGCGTGCTCCGCTACTTTGTCCGCATTGACAACGCTCTCACATGGGCGAACTCCGCGCAGGAACTCATCGCGCAGTTCGGCAACGACTCCGCCCCCAAAAGCGTCACGTTCATCCCCGCCAAGGTCACGGACAACAAACTCCTGCTCGAACGTGACCCGTCCTATATCGCCAATCTCAAGGCCCTCCCGCTCGTGGAACGGGAACGGCTCCTGAGCGGCAACTGGAACATCCGGGCCACCGGCGGCAACTTCTTCCGGCGCGAATGGTTCGGCCTCGTGGACAAGGTGCCGGATAACATCGTCGCCCGCGTCCGGTTCTGGGACAGGGCCGCTTCCGAACAGAAACCCGGAACCGACCCGGACGCCACCGTCGGACTGCTCATGTCCCGCGATTCCCAAGGCGTCTATTACATCGAGCACGTCGCCCGCATGTTTTGCACCCCGGGCAAGGTCACAGAGGCAATGGTTGCCTACGCCGCCCAGGATGGACGCAACACGACCGTCGCGTTCCACCAAGACCCGGCCAGTGCCGGTGTGTACGAGGCCCAGGTCACCAGCCGGGCGTTGGACGGCTACAACGTCCGCTTCGAGACTGCCTCGGGCAACAAGGAAACCCGCGCCAAACCCGTTAGCGCACAATCCGAGGCGGGCAACGTCAAGATGGTGCGCGGCGGGTGGAACGACGCCTTCCTGCGCGAGGTGGAAGCCTTCCCGGTCGCCCGCCACGATGACCAGGTTGACGCCCTGTCCGGTGCCCACGGATTCCTCTGCGCCAGCACCTCCTGCGGCTTCTCCTCCGCCGACGGTTTTGGGGGTGAAGAAAAAAATGAAATTATTGTTGACAACTTTGCGGAGTTAGGGCATTTATAGGGGTGATTATGTGAGTAATGGTCACATAACCGGAAACGAATTGAGACAACGAAACGGATAAAACGATGAACGAGCAAGAGATTGAACGCAGGTTGGTCGCCTTGGAAAAGACCGTTGAGAAACTCCGCAGTTCACTGTTCCCGCTGGCGAATGGTGACATGCCGCCCCCCAACATCAGCCGCATCACCAGCATCCAATGGTTGTGCGCCAACGAGTATGGCATCACCATCTCGGATATGCTGAGCCGGAGCCGGGAGGAGCTTTACGTCGTGCCGCGTATGCTGGCAATGTATCTGTCACGGCATCATGCCGGGGTCAGCTACACCGCGATTGCACGCCGGTTCGGGAAGAAGTGCCACGGCACGGTGATGCACGCGATTCGCAGCGTGTCCAGCAAGTGCGAGACGGACAAGAAGTTCCGAGCCATCAAAGACAAGCTGGCGGTGGAAATTGCCAGTTGGGAAAAGGACCCCATTGTTGACCTTGAAACCGAACCGAAAGCCTGAACCCATGAGTGCGATAGCCGACACCATCAAAACGACCCTGATAACGGATGTGGAAGTGGATTACCTGCTGCATCCCGGATGCGACGCCACCTACTACGACCCGCCGGAGCCGGAAACGGTTGAACTGCTGGCGGTGCGCGTGGGCGGCGCGGACATCCTGAGCAAGCTCAACGCCGAAGCCCGAGGCGACCTTGAGGACAGAATACTAACCTCGGCACAGAAACAGGATAAAGCAAATGAGTGAACCAACTAGAAAATAACCAGTCAAAGGAACGCCAACGATGACAGCCAAAATTGACCCGCGCTATGACCATGTTTGGTTCTGGCGCACGCGATTGCCGCACCGGAAAGGCCAGCCGTGCCGGGTTGTGGTGCGCGGCGGCATGAACAGCATCCTCGTGGAGTTCCCGGACGGCGAACGCTACTGCACCAGTCGCTACGCCGTGCGCAGAATGCGAGACTGAAACGAAAGGAAACGAA